CTAATACTGAAGAAATTGTTTCTTCGATACTTCCGAACCTATCAGGCGACTTTTCAAGGATCAAATATTTGTTTAAACTAAATCTAAACTCTCTATTTCCAAACCTATCTAAATTAATTGCAGTGTCTTTGAAATAACCTTTTTTCTTTACGTTTAAAGCATTAAAAACAGTTAAAGGTAAAAACAGTAAGTAGGCTATAATGTAAAGTATAATCCCCATCTATTCAATCAAATTTCCGTTAATAAAAATACTATCTAATTGCTCTGAAGAAATACCCATCATACTCGCAATTGTAAGCAAGTCGCTAGAGTTTCTATCAAAATGAGTTGCGCTTCTTAAACGTGTTAAAATTACATATTTTTGCGCTTCGTCAAAAGTTAAGTTTTGAATAAACAAAACAATATCTTCGTATCTTATACCTGTTGTGATAAATACTTGTATAATGAATTTCATACGAGATAGTTGTTGCGGTACTTCAATAGGCGTATTATCCACCCACTCCGAACCGTTCCAAATATCAGTACTTTTCTTCGGCTCTAATTCTGTATAATTAATCCCTTCGGCTAAATTACTAAACGCACCACCAAAAGAATTATCTGTATTTATAATGTATTTTATCATTAGTATATAATTGTTAAGTTTTGAGACAGTAAAGTGTAAGAAGCAGCACCTACTTTTTTACAAGTGATTGCTAAAAATTCACCATCAATCATATTGGCATCTAAAAAATCAGCCGTTAAAAACTCAAACTTCTGAACTGTATATGCGGTAGTCGCTGTTAAAGTTTCTTCTAATAATAATCTACAATCGTAAATACTTGTTGAGTCTTTATTTTGCTTAAATGCGTAAACTCTCAACTCGATTGACAAATCTGTACTGTCTGGAAAATATCTATATCTTAATTTTGAAATCGTTCCTGTTTTAGTAACATTTTGAGTTAACATATAAAATGGACCAGTCAATAAAGAACCAGATTTAGTAACATTCTCAGAAAAAGAAACTGCGTTTATACCTGTTGTACTCGCTACTCTTTCTGTTGTTCCTAAAGAGATAGCTGTTCCTGATTGATAATTTAAAATAATCTCAGAAGAACCACCACCGCCACTAACAGGCGCAAATAACTTATTATCAGTTCCTAAAACTATAGCATTATCAACATCACTACTAATATAACTAGAAGCCGTTGGAATAACCCCATTCGTTTCAATCCCTGTATATCCTAATTCTGTAAGTCTATTTTCTAAATCAGTGAAATTAGTAAATAATTCCTCAGCTCCTAAATAATCATATACTGAAATATCTCCAATAACATATTCTCTACGCTTTGCGCCATAAGCCTCAACTAAAAAAGCTTTGGTAAGTTCTTGTTTGAAATTGAACCTGCCTAAAAAGAACTCACCATCAATGCTATCGACGTGCTTAAAAGTTCCGCTTTCTAATTTTCTAATTTGTAAAGTACTCATATTAAAAAGCTTTTGATTTTCTTGAAATCTTAATATTTCTTCTTCCTATTGTAACCGTTCCAGTGTCTGTTCTTGCGTAAATCTTACCACCATTAGCCTTAAAAGTTGCTAATCCGAAAAAATCTAAAGGCATACTTTGGTCATAAGGAGCAGTTCCAATTGCTTGAAGCCAACCAGTAAAAGCTTTATTTGTTCCAGCGACACCACCGCTAATATCAATGATTAACTCAATAGCTGTAGGCGAACCTGTTTTAGCTGTGATAGTTACATCAAATCTGCCATCATAATCGTCTCCAATTGAAATTGGTGTTATTTTAGAACCCGCCCATAATTCATAATTACCTCTAATCTCTAATGGTAAATAATCGCTAATAGTTGCTCCTAAAGCATCGATTGAAATTTGCGTATAAGTTGTTCCTATTGTAATAGTTGGTGTCACTAAACTATCTACATAATACGCCCAACCAGTATAAGGATTTGTATAAAAATCCAAAGGCATACTCCAAGCCGTTGGAGTTCCTAAATGTCTATCGTCTAATTCGCATTTTAAACCATCTAACCAAACTATATTTGAGTCTGGCGTTCCTGATTGGTAAGATAATGTGTAAGTAATAACGTCTCCTTCATTTAAATCAAATGATTGAGCGAAACAATTCCAATTATTTAAAGGGGCTTCGGTTACAAATGCTTGCAATTGATTAAATGCAACACCATTTTTAAATAAGTTTACAAAAACGCTTGGATCGTCTCCAGTAGATAATTTACACATAACCCTAAAAGAAAATATATATCTACCATCGCTTTCGGCTGTAAATCCTAAATCTGAAACTGTATTAAATGTTAAAAGCGTATTATCTAAAGACTCAATCTTTAAAGATTTCCCTTGAAACATTACAGACTGGTCGTGTGTAACAGTTCCAGTTCCAGAAGTAATATTCCAAACTAAAATGTCATTAAAAGTACTATTATAAGTTAGTAAATTGTCTGAGTATTCAGTTGATAATGTTTGTATATAAGGTGCTGTAATTACCATATTATTAATTTAAAGTGTTATACGTTAATGAAAATTGAACTGTTGTATTTGCTGGAACAGTTGCGTAAATGCAGTTATCAACATCTAATAAATAAATATCATAACCACCAATAGAATTACCTACATAATTGTCTCCTGGCACTTGTGCGGGTAAATATTCTGCTGATACTATTTCTAAAAAAGTTGTGTTTTCTAAAAAGTCACTATCATTTCTAATAAAACCGTTCATAGTAACAGTTCGCCCTTGCTTAACGAAATCGACATCATATTGAATTGACGCACTTGGATTGGCGGCTGTAATAACTTTTGAAACAGTTGTTTCTTTCTCGTTTATAATTGTTCCGTAAGAATTTAATAATATTAAATCTTGAACAACTCTTAATTCTGTTGCTGTAATATCCGTTCCACTTGCTAAGTTTACGTTTATTAATGCTTGTATTACTGATTTTATACTCATTTGGTTATGTTTTTAATTTGTGAAATAATCTGTTGTGTTAAAGTCTGATACTGAAAAATCCCCCACCGCAATACTAAAAGTCCAATCTCCTTTTACTAAAGTTAAAGTTTGTCCTAATTCTGAAATAGCCGTAAATGTCATATAGTAATTACCTAATGGTAAACTAGGTAAAACAGCGTTAAAGCTATAATCAAATAATGTAGGAGTTAAATTCTCGTATAAAAGTTCATCAGTATCGAAATCATAAATATTAATATTTGATAATCCCGTGTACATTTTATTAAACTCAGCAATTGCAACTGTTGGAAAAGTGTCTAATGTATATAAACCACTTGGAATTAAACTTGTAACAACAAAAGCAGGCGCAATTTGATACTCTGCGGTATAAGTCTCTTTTGCTTCAAATTGTCCTTTAAATAAAGTCGCAAATTGATTTGTTAAACCTTGTCTTTCATCGCTTTGAACATTCTCAGATACTTTGAAACGAACTCCATTAATATAAACTAAATCACTATTTAACGCATTGCTTAATCTATCAAAAGTAAACGTATCAATCGCATCGATATTATAAGCATATTCTATTGCTTGAGTAGTTCGACTTCTTCTAATATCTCCGTTTAATTGAGTATATATTTTTGTAGTTTCTTTTGTGCTTGGTAGATTATAGTAACATGCAATACGAATAGATTGGTAAATGTTTGCTCTATCGTAGCTTATGCCTTGATAATAAGAATAATTTTTATAATCAATTCTTACAGTTTGTACGTTATCAGTTAATATAAAAGGATTGCTCCATACTATTAAATCTGAGCCAGTATGTGTAAATCTAAAGAATAATCGTTTAAAGTAATAATCAACCTCAATTGGTGCTACTTCAAAAGCTATTTGATAAATTCCTTTAATATCTTGGAACTCATTAATAAAAACCTTAGAAGTAATATCCGATATTACGTTGTCGCCACAGTCCACTAACTCAACTATATAACTGTCGTCAAAGGCAATATCGGTTAAACTATTACTTATTTGTGTGTATATTTCGTTTGGAGAAATAACAATAACGTCTTTATAAACGTATTGACTCGTATCCATCATTTCACCCTTAGCTACTGAAAAATCAGTAACTAAACGCAAAAAAGATTTGTCTAATGTATCTAAATTCATAGGGCTTCAATAGCATTTACAAGGTTATCAATATTGTCATAAGTTATGCCATTTACTGCAACCTTATCGAATTTTGTTCGATTACACAAATTTATTGAATTTATATCAAAGAATTGTATAAAATCGTTAAAAATATTGTAATTTTTTATAGTTGCTGTTTTTTCAGTATATCCAACCTCGTTAATATAAAGTATTCCATCACTAAAAGTTACGTTTAAAAAATCGCTTTCATTTTTAACTTCTAACTCTAAAGCAAGTTCCTCATTTGCCCAAAGATTATCACCCTCTTTTATATATCCTTTAATTATCCCACCACTTGGATTTTGAACTCTAATAAATCCACGTACATTTTGAATATCATTTAATAATTGTACCGCTTGCTCAAATCCACATCTTACTTTAGTTTTGTAAATGTCCTGAGAAATTATTTTTTTATCAGCAATATCACTTATTAAAATATCTTCATTTTCTTTTATTGGTTCTTCTTCTCCTAAAAATTGTGTTGTACATTCCCCATTTGATTTAAAATAAGTATTTTTTATTTTCTTTAATGGGATAAATTTACCATAAGTAGCTAATACCGCAAACCAATGTTTTATATTTCTTTTTATTGAATATCTTAAGTTTCCGAAGTTTTCTGAATTACGTAAATTATTTGCAAATATTAATCCCTCACTTGTTCTGTTTGTATAAAGTACATTTGTTAAAGGATAATCAAAAGTTAAAAAATTTGTTCCTGTTGCAATACCACCAACAAAAGACAATGTTATCATAGAAGGCGTTATATCTAATACAACCCTATCAACTCCACTTTCAATAATTGTATCTCCAATATTAAAACCAAGTTGTGTCCAACTAAATGAATTATCTGATAGTATTTTAGTCGTTCCTTCTGTTCCGTTTGCACTCCAAGTTAATAAACGTGTAAATTTATTTCTTGAGTTTGGTGGTAATAAAGTAACATCTGCAATAAATATATTATCATCATCACTAGATGAGTTTTTATTAATTGAAAATATCATTTTACGAGCTACTTCTGTAATAAACGGATCACGTATAAAAGGTAATTTAAAATCTTTTTTATTGATTGAGTTTATTGCTTGCGGATACCATTCACTATTAGTGTGTATTGCGTCTGAAGTATTTTTTTCAGTTCTATCTTGCTCATATTTCTCATAAACAAATACAAAGTTATTTACTAAATATTTAGGGTTTTTAGTTAAGTTTGCTTCATAGTCTGGAACTTCTAAAAACCCACCTAAATCGTTATTCGTATAAAAGTCTTCATATTGACCTATATAAATTTCGTTATCATTTATTTGAGCGTATGCGCATTGCTCTAATAAATGTTCTTTAGTGTCTTTTAACTTTAAATAAAAAGGCTTAGTTAAATCTTGTTTTATTAGATTTTTTGTGAATAAAAAGTTATCGTAAAATTCACCACCTACATCGTATTTAGATGCATTTACCGGTAAACTCCCTATTGCTTTATAGTTTTGTTTAATTAAATCAATCCAACGTACTGCGTTAATTACTGAGCTTATAGCCGTAGCCGTTCCGTTAATTTCTATTTTAATATCATTCATAACGGCACGAACTCTATAATAAGCTAAAGGACTTATAACATTATCAAAAGACACATTTTCAACGTGTGGTTGTAAATAAATATAAACACGTTCTCCTTTTCTAATAAAAGGGATATTTAAACTAAAATTAGTTGGCAAATACTCAATAGGTGTGCTGTCTACAAATCCGAAAACCTTTTCGTATAAAATATATTCTGTAAAAGTATTTACATCAATTCCAACTCTAACTACTAAACGTACTCTACCATTTCCACTTAACACATTAGAAGAAAAGAAATTTTGTTTATTTTGAGAAGTGAACGCAACTAAATCTGTTATTTTAATATTTACATTACTTAACTCTTCATTAGCTTGTATGTAAGTAAAATTTTCAGCATTTAATGTACCGTTAAAATCAATAGCGAACTCAGGGCTAATATATCCTAAAGTACTTTCGTCATATTCTTCAACTACATTACCATTGTTAGCGCCAGAAAAACTTAAAGTGTTTGCTGGTGTTTGATTTAAAAACCCATAAGAAGATAAAAATTGAGCAATACCAGCAGCCGGAGTTCCATTTCCTTTGAATTTACTAACTTGATATAAAGGTTTAGCCTTTAAAAACATTCTTTGCACAGAAATTGGTTCAATTGTGTTGTCGTCTAAATCCTTAGTAGCTAATAAATCAATAATTATATCCTCACTCTTTTTAATTAACGCTTGGTTAGTATTCTGAATAACCCTGCACTTAACATAAGTTTCGTTATCTGTGTCGAAGTCTTTGTTGAAATCTACATTACCAGTTGTAAAGCTAACACCGTTCTTTTTTAGTATGTATTTTACATCAGCTTCATTTCCGTAGTTTTTATTTTCTTCAATTAGTAATTCAACACCACTTTGTAAATGACTAATTAAAACACCGTCGTTATTCATATAAGAACCAGTAGGAATACCATAATTAATAGCAAATTCCAACTGACTTTCTTCGTTTCCAAAATAAGTATCTCTTGCAATATCATCTTGAACAACCTTAAAATTTGATTGGTCAAAATTATCTGGTTCTATAATTTCAGTTTCGACACCTCTAATCAATAAGAAGTGTCGAAAAGAATTTGTTTCTATTTGGCTATTTTCCATTATACTCGTTGTCCTTTAAAGTAATCCGTATTAATTTGCTTATTATTTAAAAACACTTGCGTATTGCTTCCTTTATTGCTTTGCATTGTTTTGGCTAATTTACTAATTCCATTGTTAAAATCCGAACTTGTTAACGAGTTATTTTCTCGCATTGGTTGTATTCCTGAATTAACTAAAGTTTTATTAATATAATCTTGTTGAGATTTATAAACCTTGTCTCCTTTTTCAAGGTAAGTAAGTTGCGCCCCTTTGTTATTACCCATTGTTTTAATGTTTCCTTTTTTATCAGTAATAACCTCAGCGCCTTTCTCTTGTGTCCATGCCAAACCTTCTGGCGCATTATCCGTTCCTTTCCAAAATGCTGGTATTTGTTGGCTCGATACCATTGCGACCTGAGCCGCACCGATTACACCCATTGCTATACTTGCTGGCACACCAACTGGAAAACCTAATTTTGCGTATGTTGCTAAAATAGCTTGAGCAGTATTTGTAACTATATTAAAAATAGCTAACCTTTTTTGAGCTTCTGCCTCTCTGCGTGCAATTTGTTTACGTCTTTCTTCTGCTTGTCTTTCTATTTCTTCTTTAGCCGTTGCGCTATCTCCAGCAAACATTAAAGCTACTTCTTTTTGTCTTTCAAGTCTTGAATACTCAGCATCAAAATTAGCTTGACTGCTTTCAGAAATCGTATTAAAAGCTTCTTGAAAAGCTTCACTTATTGCCAATGCAGTTGTTTTTGCGTCTTTGCCAAAGTCTTCAATATTCCCCCTTGCAATATCTAATAATTTACTAAACCCACTATTTGAAGAAAAAGTATCTATAAAGCTTTCAAAGTAAGCATTGTTTTTTTCAGTTGCTTCTTCTGTTGCGTCTGAAACTCCCTTTATTCCTTTTATTAAATCATCATAAAATTTAATTTGGCTTTCAATCTTTGCAAATTCTTGGTTATTATCTACTTGTGCTTGTTGTTGTTCTCTTAATGCTGATATTAATCCCTCGTAATATTCAATAGTACCATATTTAGATACTTTTGCAGTTTCATCATTTGATTTTTTTTGTACTCCTGTTAATGTTTCTAACCATTTAGAATAATAAGCAATTGCGCCGCCAATTTCTCTATATCCTTCAGATGTTGTTTGAGTTTTACTTCTTACTTCCTCAAGCCTTGAAATCTCATTTTGTAACCATTCTTCAGTACCAAATTTAGCTAATTCCTCATTTACTTTTTTAAGTTTTCCTTTTGCTTCTGTCGTTTCATTTACTGCGCCTAAATATTTAGCATATTCATTGTATTGCAACATTATAGCTTCTCTTTCCCCTCTTAATTCTCTAACTTGTTCTCTATAAGCGTCGCTTTGTGCTTTTCTTGCTTGTTTTGCAAAAGATTCTTTTTGTTGTTCTGCTTGTTTTTTTCTATCGGTATAAACAATTATATCGTTAGCACCTCTTTTAAACATTTCTTGTTGGTCGGCTAATAATTTTTCTTCATTAGTAGCATTTTTCAATCGTAAAGCTAATTCTTTTTCAATATTTGTTTGTAACAATTGTTGTGCAGCTAAAGCGTAACCTCTACCAATTAAAGCCGTATTTAGTCTTTCTTCAGCATCTGCAGTTTGTCCAGCTAATATTTGTTCATTAGATAAGTTTTTTAAATATTCTGGATAACGATTTTTTAATTCCGTTACTGCTTTTAACCTATCTTTATAAGATAAACTTAAATTTTTAGCGTTCTCAAATAACAATTTACTTTTGCTTAATTCATCAGATTGATAACTTGCAGTTGTTTGTCTTGCTTGTTCTTCTGCTTTTTGTTTTTCTTCTAATGCTTTCTTTTCAGCTTCGATAGCTTTCTTTTTAGATTCCGAGCCAGTAATAAAATTAACAATTTCTTTTCCGTAAACAGTTAATAAAGTAACACCAATGCTTAACAATGTTTGAAAACTAAAAAAAGCACTTGCTAATTGCATTAATGCTGATGTGGTTGGTTTCCCTTGTGCTTGTAATTCTTTATTTTGGTTTATAACACCTTGCATTGCGTCAAAGAAAATAGGCAAGTTATTTGAAATCGCCATAAAACCAGTTTGAACCGAATTAGCAAAGGCTGGCATTTCTCGCCCTAATTGAGCAATTGAGTTGTTTAAAGGATTAAAAGAACCTGCATAATTACCAACATTACGTGTGTGTTTGCCTATTGTAGCATCAACTGTTTTTAGTGTTCCGTTGTACTTTTCAGTTAACATTTGAAGTGTCTTTAATCTGTTTTCTTCGAAACTTGATAAATTATTATAACGTTCTTTTTTTACTGCAAGATTGTTATAGGCTTGTTGTATTGTATTTAATTGTTGTTGTGTTTTATTATAATAATTACTTAATTGATCAATTTTTTGTTGTTCTTTTGCTAATTGATTTAAACTTCTTTCACGTTGATTATTTAATGAATTACGAGCGTTACTTTCTTTAATAGATTGTTGCTCCATTTGTTTAGCAGTAACTAACAATTTCTTATTAGTAGCTTCTAACTTTTCATTTAAAGCAATAGTTTCCTTAACAGAAGTGTTCATCTGTTGTGGGTTTTTAGGACTTGCACCGCTATTAATTTTTAACCCTTGTTGGTTAATTTTAATAATTTCTTCGTGTGTAAGTTTTAAAGACGCAATTAATTTATCTACTTCGGCTTGCGCTTGCTTACCTACTACAATGTCTATTATGTTTGCCATTATTTTTTGCTTTTATTTTGTTGTTCTACTATTTGGTGCGCTTGTTGTTGGTATCCTATAAATTCAGCAACATTCATTTCTTTAACTTTTAATTGAAATCTTAACTCTAATATTCTACTTATATTAATTAATTCAGAATCAAAGTTTGGTTTATCTTTGCTTTCATTGTCTTTTTCATCTAATTTACCACGTATTAATTCAATCTTTGTCTTAATACCTTGTAGTCTATTATTAATCGTTTCAATCTGTTTAAAAACGTCTTTATTCCTATCAATTTTATAATTCCATTGATCAAGTATTTCAATCATTTTATTAAAACCATCTAAACCTAAACTTTTATCATAGTTCCATAAAGCATTTAGCAATAAAGAAACGCACTTGTATTTATTTTCAAGTCGCATAATCTCAAACATCGTAACATATCTATTTTCAACTTTTCTATTGTTTGTTAGTTCAATGTAATTAGTAAAAAAAGCATCTGCAATGTTTTGAAGTTTTGGATCAAAAATTAATTTGCTAGAAAAGTATTTTAAATCATTCGTTTCGATAAACATTTTGAAATTCCATAACGGCATTTTCTCGCAAGTATCAAAATAACTATCCGATTTTTTGCTTAATAAATCTTTGAAGCTCTGGCAGTATAATTTCATAATTTAAAATATATTGATTTTGTGTTGTTAATCCGAAAATATTATAGTAACCTCTGAAGAAACTCGCTTTATCGCCTGAGCCTGTACCTGTAGAACCTATCTCTATTTGTGTTAAGTTTGGTAATACTTCAACGTTAAATCCTCTAAAAAAATCACCACTATTAGTAAAATCATAAATTTCGCCTTGTCTATGAAATCCACCACTCTCAGTAAAACTATTTTGACTATAAAAACCTTTAAAAAGGCTACTTGTATTTTCTAAAGTATTACCATCGAACCCAATGTGTTGGTCTATTTGCGAAGTGTTAAGTTTGATAATTTTGCTTTCATTACGATAGACAATATTTTCAATTTCATCAAGTAAGCTATTTCTGACCTCTTGAAGTTTTACCATTAAATCGTATGGAGAAGTCATTTTAAGTAAGTTTTAGTATTTAATTACGGAACTTTAACCGCTTGTACGACTTTAACGTTTTAAATAATGGGGCGCTTTTAAATTACCGCCCCATTTAAATATTATACTACTACAGTAGTTGCAACATTTGATTTATACATTGTGCCATCTAAATTAATGATTGAAGCATTTAATACTCCATCATATAATTGTAAAGATACTTCATCGCCTGTGTTAAAAGCCGGAACGGTTAAGGTATATTCTCCAGGAATAACTCCAGATGTTAATGTTGTAATTGTTACGCTTGAGCCTTCAACTTTTAACAAGAAATCTTCTTTTGCTAATCCTGTTAATGCCACTAATTTGTTGTTAGATTTTGCATATACTTTAATCGCTAAAGTTGTAGCGGCGTCAGCTGGTGCAGTTAAAGTAATGTCAATATCATTATAACCATCAGTATCTTGCTCAGCAGTAAAATCTAAATTTTCGTTAGCTATAAATCCAATATTATTATCAAAATCAGTTCTTGACAATTGAATCATTAAATTCTGTGCATTTTCTTTTCCTATCTTGTACGAACCAACTCCTATATACTGACAATCTAAACCTCTAAAATTACCTTGTCTATCTAAAGCCCCAAACATATCGTTTTTCACGTCAAAAATAAACATATCGTAGTTTTTAGAACCTTCTAATTTAGTCAACGCTTTGTAATATTGTAATCCATTATCAAAAGTAAAAGTAAAGTCGTAAGGCGGCAACATAGTACCATACTTAATACCTGTGCTTTCTCTTGTCCCAACTTCATTTTCTGCCGTATTATCTGTAAAAGACACAACACCATTTAAAACGATTAATTGTCCTTTTTGTTGCATTTCTTGAAAGTATGCAAGATTAAAGTCTATTTCTGGAGCAATCTTTGTTCCTTTTTCTGCAAACACTACTACTGTAGGATTTTCAATATCTTGAGGACAGAATTTTGTACCTGTTCCAGCTTGAGCGTTTGCCCCACAAGATAAATTATTCACAATTGTGCTAATTATTCCCATATTTATATGATTTTATTTGTTCTTAAAAAATTTATTACTCTTTTGTCGTTGTGTCTAAAAGTATCTCCTAATTTATAAGTTCCCTCACTTGTTGTAAATTCTTTTAGTATTTTAAACGACTGTTTTTTTACTTCTGGCATTGCGTCTGGAATAACGTTAATTTGTTCCTTTGCTTCTTTATTTTTTATTCTCTTTGCCATAATTTAAAATTTTACTTGTTTAATTCTGCATTGGTAATCTGTATTAAAAGAGATTTCAATATTTAAGACGATTGCATTCCAAATATCGGCTAAAACCCCAGCTTCATCTTGAAACGAATAATTAGGTACAAATTCAGAATTATAAGTATCGTCTATAATTTGACTTATTCCGCTACGCTCTAAAACTTTAATAAGATTCAATTGTATTGGGTGCAAAATCTCTTTGTAATATGTTTGAAATTGAAATTCGTTAAATTCCTCTTTATTCATTGATCTTGTAGCAATAACTATACGCGCATTTCTGCTTATGTTTTTGCCTTTTATTTCGTTTGTATCTCTACCAACGATTAACCAAATCAAAGGATATGAATTTTCTTTATTAGTAATTAGGTATTTGTTAAGTACTTCTTGAGTTCCCCAATTGTATTTTATTGAGTAGTCATTATCACCAATTGTTACTACTGGCAATAATTGTATTAACTTACCTAAATTTTCCTCAAAAGTAATCATATACCGAAAGAATTTAATTGCTCGTAAAATGCAAATTTAGTCATATCAGTATCAGTGAAATCGTCTTTTTTATCCATTAAATAACGGTATAAACTTATTTCTACTTCGTTGCTTTCCCCACACCAATCAATAAAGTTTCCGTTTACTATTGGAGTTAATAAAGCACCGCCTTGATATTGCTTAATAAACGACGCACTTGCATTAGAAATCTTGTACATAGGAGTTACTAAACTTCCTTTTTCTACATTTACTTGTGAATTTCCTACTGCTGATAAATTGGTGGTTTTTTGAGTAACATATTCTATCCAAATTGCCTGAGCAATTAAAGACAAATCATACTTTAAACCTTTCCATATTTTACCTTCGTATTCCTCACCATTTACCAATTTTTCATATTTAGCATATAACGGATTCACGAATAAATCCGTTATTGCTAATTGAAGTTCATTATAAGTAGTTAAACCTAAAGAATTTACTAAAATAGTTTTCTCAATTTCAATGCACAAATTATCAATATAAGTTCCATTATTAGGCGTAGAAGTAACAGCACTTGGTACTGGCGCTTCAATAGCTAAAGGAATATATAAAATATTCTGTTTATTGAAATACGATTTATCAACTATTTGAACCATTTTTTACTTTTTTGCTTTTGGTTTATCTTCTTTTTTATCTACATATAAATGAGCATCTTCTTTGGCTACTCTTGTAGTTTTACCTTTATAAGTAACTTCTACAGTTGTATCTTCCCAGAAACCCATTTTATTATGGTTTAGTTAATGCAGTTACAGCATCAGAGAAGTCACCGTAAACAAACGCACCATAGTGGTTAGATTTAACTCTTTGAACTAGTCTCGCTTCTGCTAAAATAGTTACAAGGTTTTTAGTGAAATCGTCATTTTCATAACCAACGTTAATAGTTACCCCTTCTTTAAATCTTACTCCAGATTTAGAGAAATCACCAACTAAAAACTTATCAATTGTAACTCCTGTATTTGCTACAACTCTAATTCCAGAAACGATAGTTCCATCTAATGCAGCGAATGGCGGCATAATATACTGACCTGTTGAATCTTTAGATAATTCCATACCAGTAACATCTGTTGGATGTAATACAATATAATTAGGCTCGAATAAATTTACTCTTACTTGGTTAATTGCAGTTCTTAAAACATCCCATTTAGTAGGTGTTGGAATAGCTAAAGCAAATGCTCCAGCAGCCCAAGCAGTAGCATTAGTGGTAATACCTGTTAGATTAACAGTTAATCCTGTACCGTTTAATAATTGGTCGTCAATTTTCAAGTTGATTAACTCAGTTAATTCTTGGTCTATTTCTGAACGCATTAATTCAACGTCATCTAACATCTCTTTAGTAACTTTAATGTATGCAGTTACTTTTTTAACGTTAGCACTAGCAACAACTAAATCAAAATCAGCTTGAGATTTAGCAGCACCCTCTGCCGTCATAGCAGCACCACCATCAGCATTTTTCTGTTCAACCCATTCCCAAACGTTTGACATAATTGTACCAACGTTTACTAACTCTAAAATAAAAGGGTTACGTCTTACAATTCTTGTGATCCCTGGCTCTCTATCAGCAACAGGAACTTGTCCTGTTACGTTAGTAGATAACGCCATTGTTCCAGCCGCTTTAAGTGTGATTTGAACACTTGCACCTGACTTTTCTTTCATTGCTTTAAGTTCGTTTGCTTTTTCAGCTAACAAAGTACCTAAATTTTCTGGCGTACCGTTTGGAACTCCTTTAGTTTCTAAATCCAATAATTTAGCAGCAACTTCTTCGATATTTGCTTTTAATTCCGCAACATCATTACCTTTAGTTTGCAAATCTGCAACTTCTGACATTACTTTAATAAGTTCCGCTTTTGAAACCGTTTCGTTTTTCATTGCGTCAATCTTTAGACCCAATTCTTTGATAATTTCTTCCATGTTTTTAAAATTTGTTTAATAATTCTTTTAATAAATCTTGTTCTTTTTGAGTGTCAATAGACGGCTCGATTTTAATTTCGGTTGTGATTGTATCGGCATCCGTTTTATTTTCAACTGAAAGCGTTGGTGTTGCTGAGTTGCTACCCATTACAACCGCACTACCTTCAATTATTTTAGCTTCACTTACTACCCAAAAATAACCTCTTTCGTCGGCTACTTCTTTATTTGCAATAATTGGATAATATTTATCAAATAATTCTTTTTCTTCTTTATCAAATTCGCTTTCAGAATTAACAGCCAATTCCATACGCACATATCTCATGCCAACTGAATGATTTTTAACCCACCCATTTGAATACTGATTAAACATAAATTCATTACGTTTCTTTTGTATTGTAGAATTAAAAACTAAAGCTTCTGTTTTTCCATTATAAGGAAATCCTAAACTTTTCCAAGTCATAGACTCAACTGTTCCAATAGCACTATCTGAAATTACTTTGTCAAACTCCCTTTCGTGTTCTTGTAAATGTAAAAAAGTTTTATTGTCGCTTACTGACTTATTCCAAATACCGTTAATGTGTAAATCGTTATGACTATCAATAAAATTAGTTGTATTAATAACTACTTTTACTTGTAATTCGTTTACGTCATTACTATTAGAATTTTCTTCTTTATTTGTGTTTTTATCAACAATAGAAGCGCCAACGTAATTAAATGCATCGGCTCTTTTTTCAATAGACTTTTTCAAAGAAACTAATTCCTTTTTATTTTCTTTCAACGCTTTGAATAAATCTGCTTGCGTTTCAAATTGTCTATCTGGAAATTCTTTTGCTACTATCATTTTTTAACTATTTTGTCAGTTGTCAATATCTCTTTTCTTTTCTCTAAAGCTAATCTTAATTCAAGACTAATACTTTTATCTTGTAGCTTTTTATTAATTTCTTCTACATTCATAACTTTAAATTTTTAATGAAGTTATCACTCATTTTCTTTGCATCGTCTAAAGATAAAGTTTGGTTTTCAATCGCTATCTTTAAACTATTCTGAAACTCTGTAAAAGATTTTATTTTGTCATTAATCAAAGTTTGCATAATTGGTAAATGGTCAAAAGAAGCTATTAGTCTTTCGCCTTTGTCTAATAACCCAAAAGATGAAGATAAACTATTCATTGTGTTATCCGCACTACCTTGTATTGAGTTCTGCACCCAATTAATAATTCCTTGATTTTGATTTTCAAAAGTACTATCTTTTGCGAAGTAGTTTAAAACTCCTTTGTTAAGTTCAAAAGCTAACAAACATTTATTAGCATCATCTGCAAATTGTTCATCTAAATACAAACGTTTCATATCGCTTACTAAATGCTTGTATTCAATTGCAGCGTTAGTGGTTAAAACGTCTTTACTATTTAAAACATTCTCAATAGCTTTCCTATCTCCAACTTGTATTTGAGCTTCCATACCAGTACTTTTATTAGTACTGATATACTTTGCCGAGAATTGTAAATTCTTATGCTTAGAAGTTAAATTTTGCTCAATATTCTGTAATACTTTTTCAATTGATTGCACACGACTTGGAGCTGAAAACCAACTATTTTGTTGAAGTCCGTTTGCTAAATCATACAAAGGAATCAATTCAGATAATTTAATATCATATTGCGTATTATCTAAAGTATATTTAATTTTTCTATCTTGAATAGATTTATTATCGTCTTTTTGAAATACGAACTTATTAATCTTATTTACCTCATTGAAATCAATTTCACTCGGTATAAGATTATATAACGATTTAGGTAATTTAGTTGATAAAGGCTTTATTTGATAAACATAGTTATTTCCAGCAACTGACAAAAACCACATTTGCTGAAATAAGAAATCTTCTTGAGATTGAAAGTAATTAGGTTGTTTTAGAAGTTTTAATACTTCTGAGTTTTTAATTTCTTTACCATTGGCATCTACATGAGTAATTGCCATTTGAGAATACATTTTAGCACGTAAAGAAACTATTGTATTTAAAACTGGGTTTTCTAAAGAAATTTTAAGATAGTCGGAATAATTAACAAATCCATCGCCACCAAGTAATTGATAGGACATTGTGCCATCAATTGAGCGCTCAATTCTACTGAATATTTTAGTGCCAAATAGGCTAAAAGACTTTTCTATCATAATAAAAAACCTATGTTTCACAACATTAGTATATGCAAATATATAAAAATAAATTAAATAAATGCATTATTAATATTTTTTTTTGTATTAACTTAAATATCTTGTTCTTGAATACCACTTAATAACATATTTCGCAGCATCAATTGCATCTTCCCTTGTTTCTTCTGGAATATCTAAAACTTCACCGTTGTGTGTTTTCCATTGATAATTTTCGTAGTTTTCTTCTAAATTTCTACTATCTTCAGTATAATAAATATTTGATTTTTGTATTGTTTCAATTGCTGAAACTACCGATCCTTGACCTTTTTGAGCGAATATAATATTAAATCCTGAGTTTCTCAGTTTTCTTCCCTCGTTTAAATTTAACTCGTTACCACTATCGCAAATCATTTCAATATGTTTAGGTATTTGCATATTTTCTAATTCATCTGATAAAGTTCCTTTCATTTCTTTAAGTGGTTTATACAAACGCTCTCTTAAAAAATAGTTCCCATCACCGTCTGTTTTCATTTCAACTAACGCAGTAGGGGCAGACATACCAAAATCAAGCCCAAAATAAGAAGCATAAGGTAAATTTATAAATTCATCTACTCCTAAAGTTTGCCAATTCTCGAATATTTTATTATCAACTAATCCGGTAACTCCTAAACCATAAATACGCCATTTATTGCGCCAGTATTTAGATTTTGTATTAGCGTCTGTATCGTATTCTTTTAATGTGCTATCGTGATATGCTTTTTCTTTATAGCTTTCAATTTCACCGCGTTCCTCATCAGATAGAAACTCATTATCAATATAAGTTAAACATAAATATTCACAGTCTTTTTCTGTTATTACTTCAGTATGCGCCCAAAATCTTTTATTTGGGTTATAATCTAATATCTTACGTTTAGCACGCGAAGTAAGTTCTCGGTATGTTTCAAAATTTGTCTTATTGGCTTCGTTTAGATAAACAATATCTGAACGCAACCCCTTACCTATATCTTCTTTGTCTAATCCAATAAAACGAATAAATGATTTGTTAGGAAATATGCATAAAGGCTGACCGTTTGTAATACCTGTTAAATTAACCTTTTCATAAAGACCAAAAGACCTCAAAATTTTAATGAAGTCTTTTAATACCGTATCTCTCATTTTAGAAAGTTCAGCAGATGCTATGTATATTTCTTTATTAGGATTTCTTGAAGCGTGGTTTACTAACAATATTAAAATAGAAATTGTTTTCCCTGCACCTTGTCCACCTTGAATGCACCAAGTTTTTTTTGTTAACCCTGATATTTTACGAAGTGCTGTCGTTTGTTCCATTATCTTCTATAAAAGGATCTATATTTAAAATCGATATGTTTGTATTTATCTTTTCACCTAAAGAAGAAACATCTAATTTATCTCCGTATTTTTTAGGGTTCAATTTAGATAACACCCATTTTCTGGTGTCAATTCTTATTCTACTACGCGCCACGTATTCTCCATCCATAACCTTGCCATGTTCAACTACTTTCTTATCACCTGAAGAATCATCTGCAATATCTATAATCTCATCAAAGATTATGTCGGCTCTAACTTGTGTCGCGCGCGCGTATTGTTTCGCTTTTTCTTCATTGCTATCTAACCATTGATAGAAAGTTGAAGTACTTGGCATATTGTCATCTTTTAAAACATTACGTAAAGCGCGACCTTTTTCAATCTCTAAACAAACGTAATTAAATACTTCTTCTATTTCTTTATCTGAATATGCCATATTGATATATTTTAAAAAATAGCTTAACTCGGTTCTCTGTTAATTTAATTCAGTTTATACTCCTACTGAAACTATTTTATTTTTTTACTCTGTTATTACTTGCCAACTACCACCGTTTAAGTGATTGCATTTTTTTATTTGAATATATATTTCGTGTTTACTATCGTCTTTAATATATCCATTTTCTCCAGCTATATTTTTAAACTTATACTTTTTACCTTTAGTAATATCTACTCCGTTATCACCTGGAATAGCGTAAGTAGTTTTTATTCCGAATAGTTTTTTTAGTATTTTCATAATCTTTGCAATTTACGTATTATTTTTTAATTAACTTAAATTAATTTATATTTAATATTAAAAGGAACTGACCTAAAACAATTATAAGTTAATTGTATGTGCTTATTTTGCAATTTAACTCCATCTATTTTGTTATTAATTACGTAATCAATTAATTTATTTTGTTTATAATCTACAAATCCTTTTTTCCATCTTTCAAAATTAAATTCTTCTTTAAATAAAACCTCATTACAAATATCAGCAGGTCTTTTTCTTAAATGCCCGCAAAAATAAACGTATAAATCTAAATAATCATTTAAAAATAATTTATACAATTCCATCTCTTCATATATTTTTTCCATAATTTAATTATTTACGTAGTTATCAAACATTTTTTCGTTAATATTTCTCACTTTTTCCCATTGGTTATTAGATATATTTCTTACTGGAGTATCCCACACTTCATGTTTTAATACTTTATTAGCACGTAGAAACTCTGCAAGTTTTAGATTTGACATTTTACTAACAAATTGTTCTGTTTTATCTAATTGACTTGGTATTTGTGCGTAGTTAAAACCATCGTTAAACATCTTAATACTTTTTTCGCTATGACTTAAAGCTCTTGTCTTCTTTAATTGCTTTTCGTATTCTTGTAAACAACCTTTTTCTTTCGTTTTAAAGCCTTCAAATATTAATTTAATGCATTCGTCTGTTTTAAATAGTTTTCCTTTCTTAAGTAGGTTATAAACGTTATCTCGCCCACGTCCTAACTCTTTCGCAACTGTCTTGTATCTGCTTGTGATATTTCCTTTTAATTGGTTTACTCTATCTTCAGCATAAAACGCTCTTAATGCGACGTAAGGAATTGTTCTGTTCTTTTCTGTTATGTCTATTCCGAATACTTGTTTTATTTCTTTAGTTGATTTATACATTGTTAAAATAATTTCATTTGTGATATATGGTTTTTAATTCTTTGAATTGCTTTATTGTAGTATTCCTTGTCTAATTCGCAAGCAGTTAATTCAAACCCATAATCGTGGCAAGCTATTGCAATACTTCCTGATCCTAAATGTGTATCAAGTATTTTATCGTTTGGTTTTGCATAATTATCAAGTAACCACTTATAAAGCTCTTTAGGTTTTTGTGTTGGGTGTATTTTATCATCTGCACTTGTTTTACCTTGTAAAGCTCCATAATATCTAAAATCAAATTGTTTTGCAACTTTATTAAATGAAGTATAGGCTAATTCTCCATCCGCAAAATTAGGGACTGGATTTCCTTTATACCAAAAAATAAAACCTTTACACCCATTATTCCATAAAAGAGGAAAATAATTTCCACCCCATACAATTTGATTTTTAGAGACTCTTTGTAATTCAATAAAATATTCATCTTTTGGAATTGAGTCATCCCAATTAGAGTTTTTGTACTTATTAGCTTTTACTCTTGTGCCATCGGTTGTTTTATTAGTTCTATTAAAATTACTAAAATCAATACCATAAGGCGGGTCAACTATTGCTAAATCAAAATAGTTGTCTGGATAACGAGCCATTAACTGCATATTATCACAATTTTCAATGTATATCTTTTCTGTTACTTTCATAATTTACAATTTATAAACAACAAAGTTAAAATCAAAGTTCGGAACGCTTGCTGGATTTGAATCAATTATCACGTCAAAACTATTTAGAGTTGCGTTCGTGTAAGATAGATGTCTTAGTTTTCCACATAGCAAAATTACGTAGTTATTATCGATTTGCGGAACTATAAACGTAATTCGGTATGTTGTGTTATTAATCTTTGTTGTAGTTGCTCCAAAGCCTTTTAAAAGCGTTCCAGTGTTATCTACAACACCCATGCAACTCGTAGTGTACGGAATTGTGTATTGAACACCTATTGTAGTTGTTTCTACCGTTCCTGTTGTTAAGCTTCTTACTCTTGCGGTTCCGTTTACGTCTAGCGTGTTACTTGGCGTTGTGGTATTTATTCCCACCTGGGAAAATCCTATAAGTGGAAATAGTAATATAATTAGTTTTTTCATTTGATTAGTTTTTAAAAGTTTGATTATAATAATCTTCAACGCTTTCATATTCTATATAAAAATCTGTTTGCAAGGCAGTTTCTCCAGAATCAATAATCTGTTGCTTTTCTAATTCTAAATAATAGTTAGCTTCTTCTTCTGTGAAAAAAATAGGGTTTAATTTACTAATTAATTCTTGCATTGCCGTTAATTTCTTTTCTGTACTCATAATTTTAGTTGTTATGAAATAAACCTACCATCTTTATCGTAATCATATGTATTAGTTTTTTTATCGTTAAACAATTCTATTATTTCACTTACTTTGTCTGAACTTCCAAGAATTGCGGTTAGTTGTTCTTCTTTGGTTGGTTTAAAAATATCTTTAAAATGTTCTTCAAACTCCAAACAAGAAGATTTACTTTCTTTATTTACGCCATTTACAAAACCAATATTATAAAATGTTTTTAAATCTTCCTTTGTAAAAGTTTGTATTTCATCTTCTACTAAATGAGCTTCTATTTGATCGTATGGGTAACTCCAACACTCATTATCAAAAGAAACAAACATCATATTGTTGTGTTTAAAATAATGTTTTATTATTCCAACTTTACCAATACAATTTTTCATTTGTTTATTCCAATATTTCTCAAACTTAAAACCTCGAACTTTCTTACCTATTAATTCTTGTGGATTTTTCATAATGTTATTTTTTTAGTGATTCAATAAATTCTTCTAACTTGATTTTTTCGTCAAGAGTATCTATTTTAATTATCGCAAATTCTCCAGCGCAAACTTTCATGTTTTTATCAAAAAAAAAAGTTATTGTATGTTCATATAAATTTGCTGTGTCAACTGTTCCGTATTGTAATTTTTCCATAATGTTATAAATAAAAAATGCCCTATTATTTTTGAGTTAGGTCTGAAGTAACTCGCCAATAAAAGGGCTAATGTTTTTAACTTACCTAATGTTCAGACCGTAAGTGTTAAGCAAATGTATAAAATGTTTTTTTAATACGCAACTAAAAAATGTTTTATTTTAAAATAAAGATAATTGTTGTTTACCGTTATAAATGTCTAATATGTGATTATAAATCTGTATTGGAACGCATGAACGTTCGCAATAATTATCTAAATACTTAATACCAGGCTTTCTGTTTTTAGTTGCTACTCTCTCAATAACTTTACTTCCTTTTTTAAAATCATTCCTTAAATTCATTTTTAAATTACTGTAAAAAGTGGTTGGCTTTCTTCCAAAATTAATGCTATCATAGCTAGAGTAATAAGTTTTATTTTGATTTCCTTTAACGTTATGATATTTGTTTAAATACTTAAATATTAAACTGCTACTTCCGTTTTCTATTGTCCATAAAGCAGGATTAAATTTCTTTATTATTTCAGCTGTATAATATGCTGTCCTTTGACCCAATAATCTATTTTTTTTATACTTAGGCAAAAAATCATTTCCTTTAAAATTACGCTGCCAATAAAAATTGTATTCATTAAAGTTCCTATTAAAATGTATTACATTTCCAATGTTTACAGTTACCCAAGTTTCACAAGGTGGGCTCGCAAATATTATATCCGGTTTAGGTAATTTTTCTAATTTTTTCAAACAACTCCTTTTACTTAAATCCATATTAATAAAATTATCAGTTACAGCTGATGAACTTGGTAAGCCAATAGAATAAACAATATATTCATCTGAATTTAATTGTTGCGTAATTGCGGTTTCGCTATCAAATAAACTCCATATTACTTTTTTCATATCTCTTTAAATTTAACAATGTTATCGTAATGATTTATTTCTATTGTGAACCCACCGCCACATAAATATTTGAATTTATATATCCAGTGAAACTTTTCTACTCCATTAACCCATATTGAATTAACGTGTTGGTTTTTAGTTGTGCTATGTAATTTACATTGCTTACCGTTTATCTCTTGTATTTCAAAGTTTACAAGTAAGGTGTATTCTTTATCCTCTAATTGCATTGGATGTTTTGTATCTGGTATGTTTTTTATTTGCTTTGCCATGATTAAATAAAATCAAATACTTCTTTTGGCAACCAATCGTTATCATCTACCATAAATTTAATATCGTTAAATGGTTGGTTACGTGAATATTCACATTTAGCAATTGTATGTTCTTCGTCTTTTTCTACAAATACAACTGTTTCTGCTTTTTTCAAAACACTACTTCCTACGTGTCCAACTGGTTTTGATGTTCCGAAGTTCTTATGCAAAATACCTGTACAATGCATTTTTCCTTTAGCAGTCCAATTTAATAATTTTTCGGTTAATCCAGTTGATTGCTCCAAACTATTAAAATCAGTTACTAAATCTACAAAACCATCTATTGACATTAAACCTATATTATCTTTGTATTCGCTTTCAAATACTACCCAATCGATAAATTGAAATCTTTCAATTGGCGTGTAACTTCTCAATCCGAAAGTTTTGTAATAATCACAATTACCACCTATCAATTCTAAAACTCGTCTTTGTACTCTCTGAGCGTGGAAGTGTGATTGCTCTGTGTCAAATGACAAAACAAATTTTTCTGTTTGTCTATGCCCTTTTATGCTTGGATTGTAAACATTTGAAGTACCTCCAATATAAGCCGCCTCAATCATAGATTTAAAAAATGTTTTTCTACTCTTTGACGCGCCAACAATACAACTGAAATCTCCATAACTTCCAAACGGAATAGGATATTTAACTCCTTTATAAGAACTTTCCCCAATACTTAATGCAATAGGTTGTTGTTTTATTTCTTCGCTTGGATCAATTAAACTATCTTTTAATATTTGTAAATAGTCAATTGTATTTTGTGCTTCAGAACTTTGTAATAATTCATCAAAATTAAAATCACTCATAACTATTTATTTAAAAGTTCTGGGTTTTCGTAAATGTTTCCTATTATTTCAACTTCATTCCAATCTATAAACTCATCTATATAATTATTAGATACCATTTCTAATGCAAATCTACCGCATTCAAGTTTTACGACCTTAAAAACATCACCATCTTCATCCTTATATAAGTCATCAAAATAAATATCAATTCCATTTTTATCTTTTAATCCAGTGAATTGCATAATATTACAATCAGTTGGATCAACTAAACAAACATTATCTCTATAACTTTTTTTAGTTATTTCTTCGCCAAATGGAGTCATTCCTATATATCCATTTCCATGACTATGATTTCCATTCATAACATCAAACCAAAACATTGTTTTATTTAATAAATGAAAAGCTCTAAATTTAATTTCTCTATTCATAATATTTCACATCTTTTAATAATTCGTTTGCAGTTTTAATAAAACTTTTTTCTACTAATTCAAAATCCCAACTTTTTTTTAACTGCAAAACTATTTCATTTTGCTTTTCGTTTATAATTTCTTTGTCTTTTAATTTTTCCGTTTCATTTAGTAAATTAGGATTTGAAGTATTAACCCCGATAGAATTAAAATAATTTAATAGTTCCGAGTTGTTTAAATTCATTTGTAATAAAATCAAATCATAATCTAAAGTTTGCGAAATATCTTCTTTCAGTTTTTTAATAGCGTGTTCTATTGTTCCGTAATGTACTAAATTTTGATTAAGTTGTAAAGCTAATAATTTTGCGAATAAAACATTGTTTGTGATAAAGTTTCTGTTTTTATTTTGTATTGCTTCATCGATTAATTTTAGTGCGTCAATATCTTCTTTATACACGTTTTGTTTATTTCGCTTAAAAACGTTATAAATTCGTTTAAATGCGTTTTGTTCTGTCCAAGTCATAATCTATCATTTTTTAATTGTTGTTTAGGTGCAAAGTCTTTATCTCTTTTCGCCCAAGTTTCTAAACGTCTTTCAATACTCCAAGTCTTTTCAAGTTCAAAACGCATTTTAGTATTGCTTCGGTTTGGCTCTATCCAATAGTTAAAAAAGTTTTTAAGTAAGTCAATAGAATATTTTTGTTTAAATGGGATTAATGAATTTTTAAAAGAGAGCGAGCGAATTTCTAAATTCGCCTTACTGTTCTTTTCTTTTATTTCATCTTCTTTTATCTTATCTTCTCTTATGCCTTTTGATTCGCTTATACTTTCGCTTTCAGTTGGGTTTAAGTTCGGTTTTGTTTCGCTTTCAGTTTGGTTTTTCTTTGGTCGTCCACCCTTACTACCATTGGTAGAATTAGTTTTACTTTTATTTTCAACTTCATTAAGTTGATTATCTAAAAACTTAATAAAAATTCTGTTTTCTACCAAATCAATAACACCCTCTTTAATAAGTTCGTTAAGTTCTGTTTCGTGGTTTAAACGTCTTAATAATTGCTCTTTTGTAAGTTCGCAATTACGTTGCCAATAGTAGCTACAAATATTTATAAATAATCCTTGTGCTGATAAACTGCAAAATGAAATATCTTTAGTTAAATATTCTGCCGGCTCAAATTTAAAGTATGGAAGTTCCTTAGCCATTGTTTGCCTCGCTTTCTGTAATTTTATTTATTTCAGTACGTAGTGTTTTACTTAAACGGATAGCAGTTGATTTATCTAAAATAATAGGAACTATTTTATTCGTGTCTAAATCGTAAATATTAACCTTAATTGCTTTTTTAGAATACAATTCTATTAATTCTACTGTTGTGTACCTTTTTTCATTAGTACAGTCTAAATGCCTTAATTCTAACTTTGCCATAACATAACGGTTTTTAAGTTTCCGATAAACTATTAAATGAAAATACCATAATCGATTGGGCTAAATGTGAGAGCGCCCGCCCGATTATGGTATAAATATTTTTATGTTAGGTATTAGCTCTCACCTTAATACAAATGTAAAAGTAAACTTAATATTTTAATCTCGCAAATCTTTACGCAACTTTTTTACGTTTAATTGTAAATTCCTATTATATCGTTATAAACTTTTCTTAATTGTAAACGCATTTTAGTAGGATATATTAAATCTGCTTTTTTTAATTCATTTACTATTTGCCTTGCAATTATAATTTTTTCTTTTAAATCTTCAATACTTAATTTTACATAGGTATAAAGTCCTTTTAAAGATAAAACGTATTCTTTATGCTCAATTCCGTAAACCTCGCTTAAAACGTTTAAAAAGTTTATCTGGTCGCCTGATAGATATTGATTTGCATAAACACTTTGTGCATAAATATTAAAAAGGTTAAATCTTATTGAATTATTAGAGCCCACGCTGAAAAAATGCCCAGCGTCGAACTTTTCGTTTAATGGTTTCTTTGTGGAATGGCAAAAACTACCTTTATCAATTAATCTAACAATGGTGTTAATTTCTTTTTGTAAATCTTTTTCGTAATCTGATTTGTTTTTTAAACTTTCTTTTAATTCCTTTTTTTCTGCGTTCCATTTTTTATTATCTTTTTTTGTTTTTTCACTTTTAACGTATTCTGAAAAAGCTTTTATACAATCATCATCTGACAAACAATATTTTTGATTAAAATATTTAGCTATAAACTTTGTTTTATGGTATCTACAATTAGGCATCTAATAAAATTAATGAAGTTGAGTTTTTGAATTTATTTCTAAGTATTCTTGATAAATGACTTTGACTTAATCCTATGTATATTGAAGCCTCTAATATAGTGTAAAATATTTTATTGTTTTCAGTACAAAAAACCCTTTTTGCTGAATAATGTTCTTTTCCTGTGTAATATTTTATTAAATCATTTTCTTTTGCGTGTAACATATTTTCTTTTGGAGTAACCCATTCTAAATTATATAAACAATCATTTGATTTATTTCCGTCAATGTGATTTACTTGAGTTTTATTTTCTTTATTTTTTATAAAATTAATAGCAACTAATCTACAAACTCTGTAAGTTATTGTTATATTTTCTTTTGATAAACTAATAGAATTATAACCTTTACAATTACCATTTGATAATATTTTTTCCTTAGTAAATCTAAAATACTCTACACCAGTTTTTGATTGTAAAAACCTAACTTTTCTTGGCAAAGACTTAACCCTACCTAAAGAAGATATTTCATAAAAATCTTCATAACCTTTAATTTTTTTCCAAATTTCCATAAAAGTAAAAACCAGCAAATCAAAAGGTGGTCGTCTTTATCATTGCTGGAGTTTTATAATATTGTTAATTAGGCGACCACTCCTATTAGGTCAAAGATACAAAATTTATTTTTCATAATTAAAAATATTTTTCTATTTCTTCTTCTAAATTAGCATCAGAAACTCCGAGCCATTTTATAATAACTTCTTTTACATCGTTGTAAATTAAATTAAATTCCGTTTCTTCCATATTACTAAATGAAATTGATTTAGCAATTTTGTAAACCTCGCCAGTCATAAAATTAACGACTTCGTCATAGTGGCCAGACGTAATAATTAGATCACGCCTTAAGTCTTCCATTAATCTATAATCACTTTGGTTTTCGTAGGCTATTTTAAGAAGTGCGAAAAATTTACGATGAAATTTCACATTCCTTTTCTTTGTGTATTTTATTTCAAAATAACCATCTTTAGGCAATTTGTTGAAGTTTTCCTTATCTTCATCAAAAGCGGGTTTTAAAAGTCCGTTAATTGTTTTTACTACTAGTATCTCCATAATTAAAACATATCAAAATTTTCAATATCTTGGTAAAAATCTTCAAAACTATCACACTTTTTTGGCATTGGCTCTTGGCCTTCAAATGTTTCTGGATATTTTTCTAACGCAATTGATTTCTCAATAGAATAAGGATACATTATTTTATCAAATTTAGTACATTTAAAAGCATTTACTTCTATTGTTTTATAAGAATGTTCTCCGTTTAAGTGGTCGAAATGTGTTTCAATATCAATATCAATTTTTTCACGTTCTAAAAATTTACAACCATTTGTACATGCTCTAAAATTAATTGGGTTGCAATTGCATTTTAATTCGTGATTAATCATTGCATGTTTTCTTTTCAACTCTTTTTTACAAAAATCACATTTGTAAAGTGTAATATTTTCAATTGTTTTCATAATTATTTTTTTAAGTTATTCAAAGATATAAAAAAACCCGCAATTAATACGGGTTTCTGTTAATTGCTAAAAAGGACTATCCTCGTGTTCTTCTTGTAATGGCGGCACAAATTCTTCTTTTTGCGTTGGTGCTTCACCATTCTTTTCAATTATCCAACCTTGAATACTATTAAAGTATTTTGTTTCTCCTTGTGGATTAACCCACTCACGACCTCGTAAATTAATACCTACTTTCACATCTTGGCCAACTTGATAGTTATTTAAAGCATCGCATTTATCTTGTGTAAATTCAATTAAAATGTGTTGTGGATATTGTTCCTCAGTTGTAACAACTAATTCACGTTTTTTAAAACTTGCACTTACTTCTTGCGTTGCTCCAATAAATTTAATTTTTCCTAAAATTTCCATGTTTTTTTTATTTTTTGGTTAATTTTTCTTTTAATTCAGTTACTAATTTTGTAAATATTTTTTTATCCTGTTCAGATAGTTTTAAAAACTCATCTTTTAAAGTTTCTTCTGTGGTGCATTTAACTAAAGTTTTGTTTATTTCTGTTAGTCTTGCGGTTTCTTTTTTCTGTGCCTCTTCTTGTTGCTTTTGAAGTTTTAACTCTTCTTCTTTACGCTCTGGATTATCAATATCGTCTTCGTCTGTTGCAATATGGAAATATTTCAATAAAAAATATCTTTCAGCGTAAGTAAGTGCAGAACCTAAACCCTTTTCCCAATCGTTTTGACCATTAGCTCCAAAAAGGTTTTCGTCTTTTTCTCCGCTTTCTGTGTCAATCCAAGTAAAACGCATCATTACTTTTGATAGAATTTCGCTTTTAGGTTTTCCAATCCAAACTTTTGTTTCTTGGTTTTGAACTAATGAAGTAAAGTAATCTTGACGTTCGTTATCAATAGACAAAATTTCTTGCTTAAGTATTAAACCAAATTCATTCATTAAAGGTTTGATGTGGTCTATTACTTTCGTTCCTGTAACATACTGATAACTGTTACTTGCTTTGTCTTTTCCAAGTCCCAAAACTTGCGATTGTATTTTGTGCAATTTTTGGTATAAATTTAATTTTTCACTCATAATGTTTTAATTAAAAATGCCCGATAATTTCAGAAGTGCAGTTCTTACTTTTATCGAGCTTTTAAAATGTTTTATATTTCAATCATTAGACCTGCACGAATAATGATGCTCAAAGATAATAAAAATAATTTAAAAAGTAATACTTAAACTCGATTTTATTTGTGTGCTGCTTACTTTTGTTACTTCAACACCATCACTATCGTAAATAGGCTCATCTGATTTAGTAGCAGTTTTTACAAGTTCTTTTCTTTGTGCTAATTTCTTTTCAAGTTCAGCTACTAAATGATCCTCTGAAAAGTTTAATTTTTCACCACCATTTCTAAACGTTCCTTTTAATCCAAACGCTTCAAAGTTTTCCTGAGGCAAACGTTTTAAAATTTCCGAGTTAATAACCTCCAGGCTTTCACTTGCTCTTTTTGATTGTGAAAGTAGCTCGTGAATGTTATATTCTCCGCTATCTAAAATGTTAGTAATAAAATTTGTAGTTTGTTTTACTACTTCTTTTTTTGTTGGTAAGAAATTAGTTGTTTCTATTTCTTCCATTTGCATAAGTTCAAATAATCCTTTGCTCATAATTTCTATTTATTTAAGTTAATTTTAATAATTCCGATTGTACCTATTGCGGTTAATATTCCGTAGATAAGATTTCCAGTTTCTAAATACCCAACTATTCCAGTAAAAGTAGTTAGGTAGATGATGGTTTTAAGTAGTTTCATTTAATTTTTATATTTTAGAAAGTTCTTTTAGTGCTAAAAAAGCAATATTGTTTTTCATTACTCCAGCCTCACATTCATAATTACAACTTTCTAATTGGTTCACGATTTTTAATAAAGATTCCTTTACGTTATAATTCAAATAACCTTTTGCGGCTCCAATATATTTATCAATTTCAATTTCAGTCTGTGTTTTTGGTACTACAATTGGTTTTGGTTCAGCTAAAAAGAATAATTTACCTTTAGAACTTCCTTCCACTGTGTTCCATAAAAAACCATATTTATCAGATAATAATTTCCAGTAAGCGTTTATTGCTTCCGTTAAATTATTACTAAAATCTACACCTCCAACCATCATAACTGTATTGGAATTAGCTTTATTAATAGAAATAATTTTGTCCATTTCTTCTTGTTGCATTTCAAATTCTTGTTTCATAATTTCTATTTTTAATTAGTTAATAATCTTTCGTAAGCATCACCCATTTTTTGGATGTTTCCTCTGTGTACGTTTTGGATTTTCTCAATCCATTTATCGAACTCTAACATTTGTTGAGTTGCTGACTTTCTTTTCGGTGCTAAATCTGATATGTTATTTTTCATCTTGTTTGGTGTTTAAGTTATTGTAAATTTCGTTTGCTTTTTCAATTGCTTCAGTTATGGATTCTTGCCTTAGTTTAAAAGTGTTTCCAAATTTATACCCCAATACACCGCCTTGGTACCAAGTTTCTTTAATATCTGAGTATCTTAAATTTCCGCAATCTATTTGAATAACAATCCCTACACTATCCAACCACTCAATAATTAAAGCGTTTAAGAATTTACTTTCTTTTAATAAATCTGTTTCTTTTCCATACCATAAAAACTCGCCTCTTTCAGAATCTTCATATCTTATTAAATGATTACTATTATCTGTATACTCAGATTGCCACATTACCCACTTTAAAAAATCTTCCTTTGCTTTTCCTGTTAGTATCATAACTCTTTAATTAGTTTAAAAATTGCTTTTTCTGTTTTCTTTCTCCACTTGCGAGCTTCTAAATATTGTTTAGGACTTTCGTAATCATAATATTCTTTTTCTATTTTTTTTAATTCGTCCCTTTTTTGTGATAATTGCTTTAACGCTGTAAATTCAATTTCGTTTACTTCTACGCTCATAGTTATAATGTTTTTGTTAGTCCTAATTCAATTGCTAAATCTATACAATCTTTTTCTGTTTCTTTATTAATTACTGACTTAAAAGGATAACCATCACTCCCATATCCTAAAACTAAATGTAATTGCCAACCTCTTGTTGGTGTGAAATCAAAACCATTTTCATCACTTGTATAAGGCTCTAATATAAAAGCCTCAATTATTCTTTCTTTATTTACGAATTGCATAATTATTGTTTTAGTTGTTTAATTTTCCATACTCCGATTGCATCTTTATCATTTTCCCAATAAAAAGATTTAATAACGCCCATATTGAAAACCTCGTTAGTTGATTTATTCTTATCTGAGTAAGAAGGATAATCGTTTGTTATTAGTATTTTTTTAGTTAAGTCCATAATTAATAATTTGTATAAGTTGTTTCTAATTGGTTAAATACTTCGGTTGATAAGTTAGTAAGTGTCTTGCTGTTTTCGTTTGTTACTTCAACGCAATTAAGCGTAATAGTTGCAAATGTTTCATTTAATATTTCGTCCCATTCTCCACCGATTGATTTTTTATTAATACTTTCAACTTCAAAATAAAAAGTTCCGTATTCAAAATCTCTTTCGTGTAATAAATTATCGTATAGATGTAAATTTTTCTTAATATACTCAATTTCTTTCTCTATACTATCTACTATTGTTTTTACTGATTGTTTCATAATTTGTTGTTTTTAGATATGCAAATATAAAACTTATTTTTTAATACGCAACTAAAATATGTAAAAAAGTAATAAAAATAATTATTTTGATAATTTACTTGCGTATTCAAATAAATTGATTATCTTTGAAAAATAATATTTAAAACTAATTAATTATGGAATTTAAAGGAACAATTAAAGATTTAAAAGTAGATGAATTTTCAGAATTATCTAATGGATGGATAGGATTAACTGCATCAAGTGGCGAAACTATTACAGTTTATCCTACGGAACTTATAACAAGTAAAAATAGGATTTTACACACACAACAAATAAAAGCCAACGCTCAATTAATTTCAAAAGCACCCGAAATGCTTGAAATGTTGAAAAATGTACTAGATAACATAAGTGAGGATTACTCTAATATGAAACAAGATATTGAACAACTAATAGAAGAAGCAACTAAAATCGATTAATTATGACACAAGAAGAGAAACAAAGAATAGATTACGAAATTCAGGCTAAGATAAAAGCAAGAAATGAAGAAGTAGAACAATGGGCAAAAGCGGGCTTATTAGCTATAATATCTTTTATAGCAATATTGATAATAGTAACAATAATAACTAAATAAAATGAATAAAAAAACAGCATTAGAGAATTTAGTCTTTCAAAGTGGGCTAACTCAAAAACAATTTTCCGATAAAATAGGAGTTAAACTCTCAACTTTTGAAAACCAATTACGTAACCAAAAACACTTACACGTTCACTATGCCTTTGAATACGCTCGAATATTAGGAGTAGATACCGTTAGTGGTTATTCAGTTGATGGAGTTTGGTTTGAGTTAGTTATTGGGAATAAGAAGGAACGCCAAAGGCTTTATGCAGTTGCAAAAATTAATAACAAAAAATAACAAAAATTATGGACGTACAAAACATTGAAAAATTAAATCAACTCATATCAAGAAACGATATGACTGGAAATGAAAAAGTAGAATGGTTAATAGCCTTTACTGAAAATTACCAAGCCTTGCAATTGCATAAAGCCAATGTTAGTAGCTGTTGTGATATGTCGGTTTGTATGAAATTACCAAAATGTAGCAAACAGTGTAAAGATTGCGCTTCGGTACAATAACTACTAACGTTTCGCAACTTGTATAAGTGGCGTTGACTAAACCAAAACACAACAAATAAAAAAGAATATTAACAAAACTATCCGACACACACTAAACCAGCCATTTATACAAATTGCTGTTATAATAAGTAGCGGGTAATTTAAACGAAATATAATTATGAAAACAACATTAAGAAAAGTAAAAGAAGATTTATTGTACACGACCGTACACGAAGAAATAATGCAAGCGAGATTAAAAATTTGGAAAATGAAAGACGATAAAAATATTTCTATTGCAGAAATTGACGATATCCTTTCGGATTTATGTATTAAAGCACCACGTATGGCAATTGGTTGTTTTGAAACGCTAAAGTAGCTATTTCTTATAACTCATCGCTATGCGCTACTTTATATCGCATATCCACCCTTAAACAAGAAATACACGCTAATCAATAGCGTATTTAACAAATAGGTTTGGGCGACCTTTATAAAACCAAAAAAAAATAGATTATGTATACAATTATTATTATTACTTTTTTATGGGTTTCAATAGAGATTTATAGAATGACAAAAGAAGGATATTTAGATATAGTAGAAATTATTTTATTTAGTTTCTTAAATGCTTTATTGTCCGCTTTTATTGGGTTTTGTTTCGCTTGTGTTTTACCAAGTTATTATGTGGTTGAAAAATCAATATTTGATTTAGAAAGCATTCAAGACGGAAGTAAAATGCAAGGGCAATTCTTTTTAGGAAGCGGATATATAAATGAACAAATGCATTATTCGTTTTATCTAAATGAAGAAAAAGGATATAAACTTTATAGTATAAGTTCAAATGATGCGCATATTAGATATACAAATAACAAACCTAAATTAGAAATGTTAGAAGAAAAGAAAAGTAATGCATTTATAAATAACTTTTCTTTATGCGAATTAAAAACTAATTACATTATATACGTGCCAAAAGGCTCTATATTGCAAAATTATGATTTAGACGCCAAATAAGATTAAACAAAAAAGCCCTCACAAATCGTAAGGGCTTTTTTTATATCAACGGAACTTTTCTTTTTAAATAATTTACAACCATTACAATCATAAACATAATTATTAAAAGCCAAAATAGCTTTGTTGTGACGCTTTCTATTACTTTCGTATAGTCTTTTTCCTTTTCTTGTTTTTCTTGCTTTAAATCGACTGTTTTTGAAGTACTATCTTTATAAATGATCCGTTCTTTCGTATTTGTAAAAGTAGCCTTTGTATTATAATATTCTTTGCCACCAATCAAAATTGGTTTTTCTAAATTAACAGGTTCTAAACTCCAACCCTCTGAAAATTTAGTAGCATCAATATTTACACTTGCACTGCTATCGGTTTTAAATTCCGTTTCTGTATTTGTTTTTTTAACCGTTGCGCACCCAATCAAAAATAACGGGATTATTAATATTGCTTTTTTCATTTCATTAATTTTTTAAGTTTATAATTATGTATTGAATCTGTAATTATAGCACAATCTAAATATAATTCATTGTAAGTAAACTTATCTAAAAGTGTATTTAATTCTTCTAAATTTCTATTGTCTAAATAGTATTTAAAATCAATATCGTTTTTAAATTTATCTCTAAATACTTGCGGACTTATTAGATCTAAAAATATTTCTTCAAGTTCCTGAGGCGTGTGCTTTTTCATATTTCATTTTTAAAATGTTTCTCAATACTTTGTTTACTGTTTCACGGTTGCAACCTCTATCGTAATAATATTTCTGCACTCGGTTTATTCTTTGTGGTGGTGATAAGCTCATATTAAACAATTTTATAATCAATAATACGAATGTTCTTTACTGTATAATCTCCGTTTTTATCAGTTTTTACGTGCGCAAATCCGTGATTATATTTATTGAAAGGATTATACTCTGGCTCTAATCCAGATAAACAACCTGTACTCCAACAAGTAGTAATTTTTCCACCTAAAGATTTTTCTGTATGCTCACTTGTTGTATGGTGGTGACCGATAACACAACTTTCTTTTGCTTTTAAAAACAATCCGCGCGCTGGATTAACTGGAGGCGCAAACCCCGCAAACCATTCGTGTCCGTGTAAAATAGGTAATTTTCCTAAATAACCAATTTGCCTATCTTTAATTAAATTAACACCAAATTCTCTAAAGCGTAAAATTTGCTCTAACTTAAAATCATCAATCCCTAATAATTCAGGTGCTTTTAATCTTAAATAATCTTCCCAACGTTTCTCGTGGTTACCTATTTTAAAGTAAATAGGGCAATCAAATGTTTCTTTCAAAGTTTTAAGAAATTGTCTTGTAAGTTCCAATTCACCCGCTAAATCCCTCAGCCTTCTGTCTTTAATAAATCGGCTTCCTTGATACATATCAACAGTATCGCCATTTAAATAAATTGCATTTACTCCATTTTCTAATCCATAATTTAAAGCAATTTCTAACGCCTTATTGTCTTGGTAAGGTATGTGTATATCAGATAATACTAATATATTATTTTGTCCTTTAGGTACATGATAAGCATCGCTTTTTTCGTAATCACTTTCTGGTAATTCAAATGTTTTTTTCATAAAGTTTTTTTTAATTTCTTCTGTTCTTATGTGTTCTGAAATATCGGTTGTTTTAGGCTTGAAGTTTTTACGTTCTCCCCTATATGTTCTTACAATAGTTCTAACGCTTTCTAAATTAGTAAAGTCTAAAGGGTTTTCTTTTAGTATTATTCTCGCAATAGCCATTGTAGAAGCGTTTGGATATTGCTTTAAAGCGTTCAATACTATTTTAGCTTTATAGGTTTTTTTCATAAATTATTTTTTTAGTTTATCAAACTTACGAAATATTATTGTATATTAGCCTTTTCATAATTAGTTTTTTTTAGTTAATTAAATCCGTAGTATTAATTTATTGCGGATTTTTTT